AAAAGAAGGACTTATGTCAGAAAATGCTAATCCAAAGCAATTTAGAAAAGCAGTTGAGGGAATGGCGCGGCTTTATTCAACAGAGGCTACTTATCAAGACTCTCAGGGATCTTGGGTATCTCGAAATGGTAACATTGGAAATGCAAAAAGGGAAATTTCTGTAATGGGAGAAACTGTTCCAAAAGAAACTGGATTTCAAGAGTGGTGGAAAAGCACAGGAGGCACACCGGGGGCTGGCCAAAAATCGACTCAAGCACCCACAAAGACCGACCGGATCACCGAGACGCCTGATCTTGAGTCTCTCCTTAACAAGTACCGCTAATGCCTACCATTGAAGAACTCAGTTCGGCGCTAGTAAAAGCTGATGCCGCTGGCAATGTAGCAGACGCCAAGGCTCTCGCAGATGCTATTCGGCAGATGCAGGCGCAGATGCCTGTAGAGTCTGGCACAATGCTGGCAACTCCAATTAAGGTTGCAGGACAGGGGGCGCAACAACCTCAACCAACACAAATCCCAGCAGAAGCGCCGCCACAGATGCCACAGGGCGCTCCAGAAGCGCAGATGCCTCCGGCGCAGCCTCAGACTCCGCCACCGTCTGGACCTTCTGTAGAAGATGCCTTAAGCAAGGTTCAAGGAGCATTTGCAGGAAATTCCAGTGATATTGCGGATTTGACTATTGGAGCAGCAATCCATCAGCAAAACCTGCCGGCAGCGGCGCTTCGTGGGGTTGCCCCTACGGTAGCCGGAGCTGGAGGTGGCGCTCTTTTTGGATTACTGGCAACCAGATCTCCCGCCGGAGCTGCAATTGGTGCCAGAGTAGGCCCAATGGCAATGCAAGGAGCCGACATCTTGACTTCCTTGGGAAACAGAGCGTTTGGAACACAAGTGCCAACTCCAAGCGAAGCTGTTCAGAACTTTTTGACCAGACAAGGAGTGCCGGAGTCCGTTACTGGTGCTGAACAGTTGACTCAAGCTGGCGCTCAAGGCGCTGCTGGCATGTTGGGCGGTATTGGCCTTGGGCAGCAGCTTGCTCTGTCAACCGCACCAAAGGTGGCTAAGGTTGGGCGGTTCTTTGCAGCCAATCCTGTTGCTCAAACCGTGGGCGGCACTACAGGTGCCCTTGCAAGTGAACAAACACGGCAACAAGGAGCGGGAATAGGTGGGCAGCTTGCCGCTGGGTTAACCGGGGCAATAGTTCCAGGAATGGCTTTGTCTGGAATAAAAGCAATTGGGTCTGCTGTTAAGCAGGCTTTTACTCCATCAGATCAAATTGCAAAAGCATTGCGCCAAGCCTCTGGAAGAATACCAAAGCTCAACTCAAATGCCGCAATTGCTATTGCTGAAGCCGGAGCAGCAGATCCTGAAATACTTCAGGCAGCCAGAGCACTGGGACTTGATGTGGACAACATGAGTCCTGCGATCCTGTCGAAGAATCGCCAGTTTCAATCAATCGCAATGGGAGTGCAGTCTGCTAGAGGATCGCAGACCGGGTTGCGATTTGCTGATGATCTGAAAAGGATTCAAGAACGAGCCGCTCAACTTGGAGAAGAGTGGGGGGCGCAAGAGCTTGGCGAGCTTAATAAAAAGATTCGCGACAGCATGACTGCTGTTGTAAGAAATCTGGAAACTAAAGCAGATGATGTTTACTCTGAGCTTGCGAGATTGATTCCGGCAGAAACTCCAGTTCCAGAAGGATCGGCTGTTGCAGCAGTCAAAGAAACTCTCAAAAAGTTAAACGGTGACGCAAGCAAGTTGACTTCTTTAGAGAAAGACATTTTGGCACTTGGAGAAAGGCCGGTAGCCTCTGCGGCACTAGAAGACGCAAGAAGAGAGGCTTCTTTTTTGGCAGCCAGAAACGGGACTACTGTAGAAGAGGAGTTGGCAAAAATGTCATTGCCAACATCCGTAAAAAAACAAGCCTCGTACTTTGAGATTGATCGACTCAGAAAAAAGGTAGGAGCAAAAACAAAAGGCGAATCTGTGTTTTCAGACGCCACAAGAGGAGAGGCTAAAAACTACTACAAACTTTTGACTGCCGACCAAGAGGCGGCAGCAGATTTGCTTGGGCACAAAGATCTAGTTCAACAGGCAAAGTCGCTTGTCTTTGAGCGAAAAAATCTTGAAGACCAGATGGTCAAGCTGTTTGGAGAGCAACTTGATAGAAGTTTTGTTAGCAGGGCACTTCGTTCAAGCCTATCTGCAATCCCCAAAGGAGATACAGATAAACTTGTAAACATGATTAACACTGTTCCTAAAGAGTTTAGGGAAGAGGTAATCGTGTCTGGATTGGCTTCTATGTTTGCTCGCGCAAACACAGATGGCGCGTTTAATCCAAAGTTGTTTAGTAATTTTATGTCTGCAATTGAGTCAAGTCAGATTGCTAAAAATGCCATATTCTCAAATCTTCCAGCAGAAACAGTTACAGGGATTCGAAACCTTACAAAGGTTTCTCAAAACCTAACCCAGGCACTTGGCGAAAGAATCGGAACTGGGGCACTGGCAGAGGCATTGAAGACAAGCGATTCTTTGCTTAAAAAAGTTTTGGTGCATGTAGCTGGATACGCAGGCGGGTTAAAGGGGCTTTTAGCTGTTCATATATTGAATGGAAAAAGTGCTCCCCTTCAAGCTGCTGATGAGTTTCTTTCTTCCCCACAGTTTCTTGAGCTTGTAAAGACAAGTGTGGCAAATCCTGATAAGTTTGCACCGGCTGCCAGAAGGGCAACTTTATCTCCTGCTTTCATTAAGTTTGCAGAGGCGGCAAACATCCCGGCAGCGGCCAGATCCACTTTCTTTACACTCGACCAAGACCAACCTCAACAGGAGTCCAAATAATGTCCACGCGCATTCTCAGCCCATTCCCGATCTTCTTTGACCTTCTGGGAAATCCTCTTGAGGACGGTCAGATTTACATCGGCAGAGCCAACTTCAACCCAGAGACGGCTCCGCTACAGGTATTCTGGGACGCAATCCTGAGCGCCCCGGCAGACCAACCAATCCGCACCATCAGCGGGATGCCTTCGAGGGCCGGTACGGCCTCGAACTTCTACGTTGCAGAGGCAACGTACTCAATCTTCGTGCGCGACAAAAACGGAGTCTTGGTTGGCTCCGCACTATTGCAGCCATGAGCAAGAAACAAGTGAATCTATCAGTGGGACGCGGCGAGAAGCTGCCGGCATCTCAGGGAGCCGGGCTAACGGCCAAGGGCCGAGCCAAGTACAATGCTGCTACAGGAAGCAGTCTAAAGGCTCCTGCACCGAATCCTAAGACCAAGGTTGACGAAGGCCGCAAGAAGTCGTTCTGCGCTCGCATGAGCGGGATGCCTGGGCCAATGAAAGACGAAAACGGCAAGCCCACCCGAAAGGCCGCTAGCCTGAAACGCTGGAACTGCAAATAATTATGAAAGACGGACTCTACTCTAATATCCACGCAAAACAAAAACGCATTGCTGCTGGTAGTGGCGAGAAAATGCGAAAGCCTGGATCGGTTGGTGCTCCAACCGCTATGGCATTTAAGCAGTCAGCAAAAACAGCAAAGCCGTCTAAAAAGAAATAGCAAATGAGCTGGATTTCTACTGTACTTCCCACCATTGGCCATTTACTTGGCGGCCCCATGGGCGGCATGGCGGTCGAAGTCGTCGGCAAATGCCTCGGCATTGACTCGGCAACCACGGACAAGGTCACCAAGGCTCTCGCTGCGGGCAACCTAACCGCAGAGCAAATGGCTGCGCTCCAAGCTGCCGACCTTCAGCTTAAAACGCGCATGGCCGAGCTGGGGCTTGACGCCGAGAAACTGGCCCAGGCGGACCGAGCGTCGGCTCGAGAAATGCAAATGCAAACCGGGTCACGCACGCCGGCGGTCTTAGCATCGTTTGTGACCGTCGGTTTTTTCGGGATTTTGATCGGGCTCATGACCGGCGATTTAAAAACATGGGACAATTCCGGGTTGCAGATGCTTATAGGCAGCCTCGGCACGTCCTGGGGGATGGTGGTCTCGTTTTATTTTGGGGCGTCGCACATGCAACCTAGCGACAAAAAATGACGGGTAAAACCGCCATGATCCCACTTTTTCTTAATTTACTTTCCCTCATTGCGCCAACGCTTTGGGTGCTCGGTTCCGGTGCACTCGGCATCGGCATCGGCGCCTATGGACCACGACTTTTTAAACGCTTAAAACATGACCATTTTGCCCGTTCCTCAAATTCCGTTAATGCAGCAAAGGTACCTAAACAGCGTCCCACCCGCCGGGCTGGTGGTGCTAGAAAGGCCGCGCCGCGTACTACCCCCAGCCGGACAGGACGGAAACGGTCTTCCACCTGACACCATTATCCCCTACAGTGGAATCTACGATGAAAACGGAAGACTCCCAACACCGGCATCAAATCTTACATTCATCTCTCATGCTTGAAAATAACATTGAGGAAATGGTGAAGGTTAATTTTGTGAACTTGGCCGCGTTTGCTGTCAGTATCAGCGAGTTTTCAGACATCGTTAAACTGCTGGTGATGATCGCTTCGCTGGTCTATACGGTCGTCAAAATTTTTCAAACCGTGCAAGATATTAAAACCAAGAAAAAATGAGTGACTTTGAAAAAGCTTTGAAGTTTGTGCTAGAGCACGAAACCGTCTACGCCAAGGGACATTACGGAGATCTTGACTACGCTGTAGTCGAAGATGAAAGCAACGATCCCGGCGGGAAAACAAAGTTTGGCTTGGACTCGGCAAGCCACCCAGAACTTGATCTCGACACACTTACGCTTGAGGAAGCGTCACTTGTGTACAAGCGTGAGTACTGGGAGCGAGCGCACTGCCCGCAATTGCCGTGGCCGCTTTCGCAGATCCAGTTTGATGGAGCAGTAAACTGCGGTATCGGCCAGCAGATGAAGTTCTTGCAGCGGGCCGCAGGTGTTAACCCAGACGGCGCTTGGGGACCAAACACCAGCCGAGCGACTGGAAACATGATCAGTGAGATCGGTCTAAAGGCTTTGTGTATTGATGTTTGCGACAAGAAGGAAGAGTTCTACAAGAACCTAGTTTCTAAAAAGCCAAACTTAAACCGGTTCCTTCGGGGCTGGCTCAATCGGCTAAACGATCTCCGCAAGGACTGCGGACTCGCATAAATAGCTGCAAATCAACATAGAAAAGGCGCACTTAAAAATAGTGCGCTTTTTTTATTGCGCTAATTTTGTGCGTACACTATCTCTGGTTTCGACATGACTAACCTCCAAATGGACGTTCGCGGTGTCGTTAAGAAGTTCGGTGGCCGAGCGCAGCTTTACAGGAAGCTGTGCGTGGCGAAAGTCGAGCTAAGTCATCGCACGATAGATAATTGGATTCAATCTGGGGTCATCCCCATGCGTCGATTCCTTCAGTTAATGGCCCTCGCAAAAGACGAGGGGTTCACACTAAACCTCAGAGAACACACAAAAAATGAAACTAAAAAGGCTAGAGTTACAGACTCTACAGGAACTGAAAAACAGGCTTAGTGGCCTGATGCAGGATCAAAGCATTCTGAAAATGCAGATCTTGGCGGTTAACACGGAACTTGTCATGCGAACCATGAGTGAGTTTACCAAGGAAATGATTGCCCGCGAAAAGGAGCACGGCTCATTTTCAAAGACAATTGACGGCGTTGACTTGACCTACGAGGTCAAGCAGACGGTGTCTTGGGATCAGCCAAAACTCCGCACGCTGTGGGAGGCGCTTCCAAGAGAAGTTGGAAACAAACTAATCAAGACTGAGTTTTCGGTCAGCGAAGCCGTCTTTAAAAATCAAGTCGATCCTGGCTTGATTGACGCGCTCGTCGATGCGAGGACTACAAAGCTTAGTGCACCTTCAATCAAACTAAAGTAATGCTGAAATTCACAAAAGCGGACGACCGCAAGACCGCTAAGGCCCACAAGGTGACGATGGTCATCTTCGGCCCGGCAGGGGCCGGAAAGACGACACAGGCTCGAACACTTGACCCCAAGAAGACGCTGTTCATCGACTTCGAGGCCGGCACGCTGGCTCTCGGAAAAGACTGGGCCAAAGACAACGTCTTTGATGTTCGAGGCGTAGCAGGCACCGTGGGGTGCCATCCGTGGGAGCTAGCCAGAGCTGCTGCTCTCTACATCGGTGGGCCGGACCCATCGGATGCCACCGGCTCGTACTCGAAGGCGATGTACGACCAAGTCTGCGCCATGTTCGGAGATCCCAAGGAGCTTGACCAGTACGACGCAGTGTTCGTTGACTCGATCACTGTAGCGGCCAGGGAGTGCTTCAAGTGGAGCCAAATCCAGCCGGAAGCCATGAGCGAGCGCACTGGTAAGCCAGACATGCGCGGAGCTTACGGTCTCTTGGGCCGGGAGATGATGCGATGGATCACCCATCTTCAGCACTGCTCCAAAACGATCATCATGGTTGGCATTCTTGACCGGCAGGAAGATGATCTCAAACGTGTGGTTTGGGAACCGCAGATCGACGGCTCTAAAACTGGCAGGGAACTGCCGGGGGTCTTTGATGAGGTTCTAACACTCGCCAACCTAAAGGCGGAAGACGGCACGCTCTACCGAGCGTTCGTTTGCCGCGAACAAAATCCCTACGGCTTTCCTGCAAAGGACCGCAGCGGGTGCTTGGACATGGTGGAGGAACCCAACCTCGCAAAAGTCCTTGCAAAGATCCGCGCTGGAAAGCGCGTTGACAACCTCGTAACAACAATCCCAGTCAAATCAGAATAGTATGTCCTTCTTTTCACCCGAATCCTCAAACACCGGCTCCACTTCATTCGACCTTATCCCTGCTGGGACGCTGGCCAAGGTGGTCGTCATCGTCAAAGAAATCAAACTCTCCCAGGCTACTGGGGCCAAGGTCATCGATTTGGAACTTGTCATAGACGGCGGCAAGTATGATCGGCGCCGTGTATATGGTGTCATCTGCGATCCTTGGGACTTAAAGACCTCTGAGAAAGGCAAGGAAATGGCCGTTGGTACGATTACTCGAATCATGGAATACATCGGAGTCTTTGATCCGGCAAACCCAGAGAGCTACAATGCCTTCAACTCGGCTGGCATCGAAGAAGTCGCGATGGCGATCAACACCAAGACTGCCGGGATTGTCATCGGCATCAAGAAGGGTTCCAACGGCTACAGCGACCGAAACGAAGTCAAGGAGTGGCAGTCGCCAAATCCAAAGTCAAATGGCTTCAAGTCGTTCTCAGCCGCTCAGGCCGGTAAGGAAACGATGGCGGCTCCCAGCGAAGCAGCAGCAACTGTCTTGGCGCCCAAGCCACAGCCAGTGGCAGCAGCAGCGCCTCCGTGGATGAAGGCTAAGTAGTCAACAGCCTTCTGCACTGGTTCAATACAAAAACGAACTAGCCAGTGTAGGGGGTTTGCGGTAAAACACAAACGGCACCAGGGGTGGTGCTCGCATCGG